CACTATTGGATCCTTGGGATCCAGAGCACGATGTGCTCAGTTTGAAGTCCTTTGTAGGAACTTCAATTCTCCGTTATGGAGAAAAGGGAACGCACTTGTGCAAGTGCGAACCCACAGACAGGCATAGGAGCCTGTTTTCTGTGAACATGTTGTTCACATCACAGAACATCCTCGGTAAAGAGGATTGTCCTTCTCTACGCGTTTGCCACAACGCAGAGAACATTTGGGAGTGCAGACTCCCTCGCGAGATCACAGGTCTCGATAACAGGGTAACTTTTGACAAGTTACCAAATGTCAAGACTGCGCTGGCAGTCCTGAAAAAGGGTACCTATTGGTACCGACAACTTTCCAAAGGAAAGTATAAACAGTGTAGCTTTCAGCGACACATTTCCCGGCTTTTAGCCGGTTACAGTAGCCCAGAGGGCCACGAACCCTTCGGGGTAGTAAAATCCAAAAGGATTAATTCTGCAGCACTGCAGAGGTTTCGTAGCATGCTAGCTACAGTTGATGGCTTGCTCATGCAAGTCATATTGGCCTTTCCAGGCCATCCAGAGGTACAAGACTGGAAAAGGATCGATCAGATCCAAAGAGGCATGATTGCCAATTTACTTGAAGATTACTTCAAGGACACGCGGGTAGACCGCATAACCACCTTTGAGAAGGTAAAAATTGTTCGAAAGAACATTAAGATGCATGGGTTTAATCCCATCAGTGACCTTTCAAAGGTCGATGTGCCGAGGGAACTCTCGGCAATACGAACTTTCTGTTCGTTTGTAAGGGGTAAAACACCCCTATCTCATTACCAAGTAATGATACTCTCTCAAACGAGAGCATCCGGGGTTCCACCCCGTTCCGTCTATGACAAGACGCTAGCCAAGACAAAGGCTATACTGACTACTCCAAGTAGTCGCGATCTGTTGGAACAGATCGAGGGGCCCTTGAAAAGGGCCACTGATCATTTTTACAATGATCTTCTGATCCGTCTCGGCGACGAGGGATCACGCAACATCTTTTTCCAAGGTGTCGCAAACGCGGGAAAAATCTCGCTATCGGACTCAGGTGAGTTCTTTACAACCACCAACGAAGGTGGTAAGCTGGAAGCAGCTAGACGTGTGCTACAAGCACACCCGGAAATTCCGGAGATAAATCTCCATACAGGAGATTATACAGGACGGATTTTAACCGTCGACTCACCTCAAGGTGAGAGATTATTCCACTGGTCGTGTGGAATGTTTAAAGATAGGTCACAGATCTATCAGAAAAACTGCATGTCATGCAGGATAAGCCTAGTTGCTGAACTAGGAAAATATAGGACCATAACGGTCTCAACGCTGCAGCATGCGCTGCTGCTACACCCATTTTCACACATGGGTCTTAAAATATTGGAGGCTATGCCTTCAAGTCAAAGCGGCATTGGAGCCGCAAATCATGCTTGGAATTTCTTCAAGCGATTGTCGCACAAGAATCCTAGTGCGTCCTTCATTTTTAATGAAGATATACAGACATCTGTATTTTCGACCGATTGGTCGGAGGCTACGAATCATGTTGATCCGTTAATAGCCGGTGCAAAGCTTAACAGGCTTTGTCAATTATTAGGGGTACCGCAGTGGTACCGAGAAACAATGCTATTTGCATTGACAGCTCCACGCCAAGTGGAGACATTAGACAGGAACGGATGTCCTGTCGAAGTTTTTTACACCAAGAGAGGTGTACTGATGGGTGACCCAGTCACCAAGGTGGTACTCCACCTTTTCCATTTAATTGGATCCCGCATAGCGGGTAGATTACTCTTCGATATCTTCGAAGAACACGTCCTTTCGGACAGTGAAAGTGATGACGATGAGTCATCTTAAATTGTTTACTCAATTCGGATTAACAGTCCAGTGAGGGTCTTAGACCCCTGAACCTCCGCAAGGAGAAAGC